CAGTAGTAACCTTGGCAAAAGTTTTCCTTTCTCTCTGTATAGTCTCGAAAACTCTCCATTATCATCACGAATAGTCCTGATTTCGATACCTTGACGGTTCTCAATTTTTACACATTCCATACAGTTAGCCTTGGTTTAACTTGTTGTCGAATGGATTAAGTAATACTGCAGCATCTAAATGATCAGGAGCAAAATGTGCATATCTCATCGTCATCATAATCGTGCTATGTCCGAGTATTTGCTGAAGCACTAAAATATTCCCTCCACGCATCATGAAGTGGCTCGCAAAGGTATGGCGTAGCACATGGGTGCGCTGACCTTTTGGCAGCTCGATATCGGCTCTTGTAAGCGCTGATTTGAAGGCTTCGTATGCTGGCGTGAAAAGCGCCCCACGCTTTTTGGGTAGCAATTTCTGTAGCTGTTGAGAAATCGGTACAGTTCGATTTTTTTTGCTTTTGGTCTGTGTAAACGTCAGCCGCCCTGGCAGAACCTGAGATTGCTTTAAATCCTGTGCCTCACTCCACCTTGCGCCGGTCGCTAGGCATATTCGCACGATTACACCCAAATCCTTATTCGCCGATTGATCGCAGGCCGTTAAAAGTCGCTCTATCTCTTCCTCGTATAGGAAAGCTAGCTCCTGATCGCCCTCCTTGAATTGCCTGATGCCTGACAGCGGGTTATCTCCCTCCCATACACCCAGCCTCTTCATCTCCGAGAAAATCGCATGCAGATATGACTGCTCGCGATTTACCGTCGCCTCACTGAGTTTCTTTTTGCCTTTTTGATTCCACTCACCGGCCAATCGTTTTTCACGATAAACCGCAAATGTATTTTTATTGAAGTGAGAGGCGAGGGGATCGCCTAAACGTTCACAGATAGCCAGTAGCTTTACCTTGCGTTCATCACCGGAAGTAAGCGTTTTGCCGTGCATTTCATACCAGCGCTCAACGAAAGCAGAAAGCGTCACCGCGTTATCGTTTAACTCCCGGTGGGTTGTATTATTCATGGTGCGGCGCTCATAAGAGAGCGCCTCGCCTTTGGTGGCAAACTGCCTACGAATGCGCTTTCCGTCACGCCCATATGGAAAGCACTGGCAAAGCCATTTTCCTGACGGAAGTTTGCGGACTGTCACTGTTTTTTAGCCTTAAGCAGTAAGTCTCGAATTTTAGCAAGGTGGGAGCCTTCGGGGATGTTGTCCAGGTATGGATCTCGTTCGAAAACCAATTGTTCAGATTTGACGAATGAAAGCCATTCCTCGGTATTCAGTTCAAACTCCGCTGCGGAAAGATCTCCTTCATCCTCGCCCTCGATAAAGCTTACTAAGTAAAACAACTCATCTTCTGGAGAATCATCTTCATCATCGACAACCACAACGTCTGTTACTGTAATCCGAAGGCTGGGATCAGTAAATGCCTTCACGCGGAATCACTTTTTCTTCAATCATAACGTTATCCTTATAGCGTATTAGTGATTACAACGAGCAATGCCCCCACAATGGCACCAGATAAGAAAACTGCTGTGGTGTGTTTTGGGTAGGTTTTCAGTAAGGCGAATAAGCCATATCTGGGGTTAGATTGTTCTGGGATGGTGGAACCGGTATTCTGAATTTGCTGATCTAGCCACGAGAGAGACATCTGAAGCTGGGAACGCGTAAGATCATTTAACCTGCCAGTTCCAAAGTTGACATGGCAGTAGCGAATCAACTTTTGCCTTAATTCGCTATCCTCACTATTGCGTAGCAAGAGGCTGACCAGCACCTTACTTGCATCCCTATCCTTGACGTGCTCAATCATAGCCTGTAAATAGCTGATCGCAGTTTGGTATTGATTGACAGTCATTTCCTCAATACTGGAAACGCCTATTTCAGCATGCACCTTTTGCCAAATTTCATATGCTTCTCCACCACATGTAGCGGATACTGCTGCAACGAGAGTGTTAAGCTCTTTGCGTTGTGCTTTTACTAGTGGTCGTTCATCATGCTTTTCCGATGGGATTGCGATGTTAATTGTGTGACGACTATCAAATTTATCTATCTGGATATTGTTCTCATTGAAATCACGACCTGAGATACGATTTTGATTGCCAGTAGAATTAACATCCATGTTCTATCCTTATTTTTTATTTTCGTTGTAATCCCTTCCAGCCACACGGTTACCCTGACCTGAGACGCTGATGGAGCTTGAAGCGGAGTTGCCTGCTGTGAGAGCTGCCAATACTGCTGCCTTCACGGCCAAGGGCGCGCTACGGTATAGCGAAACCAACTCAATCTCATCATGAGAGAAATCGCCAGCACTTGGTGTTCTTTGTCCCGTAAGTACATAAAGAGCATCTACACCAAACTCCTTTAAAGCCACCAAAGTGGATGCCTTAGGCTCAGACTTTCCAGCTTCATAGTCACAGTAAGTCCTGAATGCTACGCCTGCAGCCTTGGACATAGCGGTTTGGGTCAACCCAAGACGCTCCCTTTCTGCACGCAGATATTCTCCAATTTGCATTTTTCTGCAATTCCAATGTTGACTATTTGCAGAATTCTGCAAATAATGTTTTCCACAGACAACTAGATGATCACAAGATACCACTATGACACAAGAAAAAAACCTTCCACGGGCAAGGTTGCCGCGTGGCTCTAAGGGTAGCGCCCGCGTAGCAGTGCCGCTTACTGAAGAGGAGCGAGCAGATCTTGAAATGATTTCTATCAAGGAATCTCGCACAGCAGCGAACATGGCCCGCCTGATTTATTTACGCGGCTTGGAAGTTATTAAATCCGAACTGACAATCTCACCAGGAAACTGATTATGAGCAAAAATACTAACGAGAAACTTTGTTTGGGTAAGCCAAAGGTAATTGATGGCTCCACTTTGGCGATGGGACTTTATTCCAAAAGAACAGGACGTTTAGGTCAGGTGTTAATTTCAATTAATACTGTCGCCATCTACGGAGGTGCGGTTGAAACGCCGCCAGAGTTAATGGGAAAGCTCAAAGAACTATTGACTCCTGAAAAAATCACAAGTTTTAAACAGCAGGAAAGGAATTATTAATTCTGTGACTGGAGGGAGTTAAATGTCAGGTGTAATTATTAATTTAAATGTTACTGCGCCTTATTTATCTCTGAAGGAGTATTCAAAGGTCACGGGTATTCCGTTTGAGACATGCCGAGGTATGGTGAAGGATGGGCGGATCATCATCCGACCTAAGGAGCTTTCAGGGGGCAAGGTTGAGGTAAATATGATTGCCATGCTCAAAGATGCTATAGCAAACAGCTGACGGGGAAAAATGAGCCAACTGATCCAACTAAGCCGACATA